TTTTTATATTCTATAAGTATATCGGAATTGTCCAAAAATACAGTACTGACGGACTTTATCTTAGATTTTATTTTATCGGAATCTAACCCCATGTACCTTAATAATTTTAAATCTATACCAAAGATATAATTATCGCCATAAATGTATGCCATGTCATTGTTGATGAACGCAATACTATTCTTTAAAGAATATATTTTTCTGATAATTTTAACAAACGTTTTACCTCTGTAATGAATTGGGTCGACAAATAGATAAACAACGTTATCCATATATTCATGATAAGTCTTTGATATGAATCGGTTAAGGTCTTGTTCGTAATTATCTCTCTTTTCTGTTTTCTTAAAAGTCCAATACAAATTATCACCCAAGCGCATATCTGTGATATCAAAGTCTGGATAATGTTTGTTAACATAGTCATATCCAATGATTAACGTTGGTAATCCGTCAATTATTTCATCAACGGATTTTACCACGTTAAAATCTTCTGGCACATCTATCTTACTAGTTGTGACTATGTTCCCTATCTTCATCTTGCAAAGGTACGAAACTTTTAGTTAAAATGCAAGTTTATGCTACATTATTAAAATCTGGTTTTGACGCAGCTGAAGGATTTGTGTCACCATAAGCAATTGCCCCTGGACCAACAAACCAACCAAATATTTGGTTATCTCTTGTTACGTTTTTGTTTTTACCGTTAGCCAAATGTGATTTATAAGGTTCTACGTTTTGAATAGATGTAGAATAAAAGTCAGTTCTACCACCTATAAACGATTTAGATGAGTTTACTAACGTTTGATTATTCAAAGCAGAAACTGTCTTATTTATTTCATTAGCAGCGGTTGCATTATCCCAACCTTTAGCTTTCATAACAGCTAATATAGCTAGTTCTTTAGTATTACATGCATTAAATTCTGCAACAGCAGCAGATACTGGTTGATACTGACCAGGACTAATAATCAATCCTTTTATTGAATTTCCATTGCTATATTTTTTAGAAGCAAACCTATTATAAACAGATTGCGCAACGTCAGCTCTACCTTGGTCTGTTGAATTTTCTAAAGTACAAAGTGCAACAAGTGACCAATAATCAGCGCTAGAACCATTTACAACACCATTGCTAGAGTTAAGTACTGGCGGTGTTTGACCATTTGGATACGTTGCATAGGCACTCATTGGTAAATAAGGAACACAAAATACTGGTTTTAAATCATGCCAGTATTTATCAGTATCACCTATTCTTAATTCAAAATGTACGTGAGCACCTGTTGAGTTACCAGCAGTGTCATACTTTTTGTTGGCGGTATCCAAATATGCAGCGCCTTGTTTACCACCACTCTTACCAAATATTTTACCTTTTTGAACAGTAATTTTTGGGTTATAACCTTTTAATATGTTATTTATCATGTCTTGAGTCATAGTTCCGAATAATCCAGCGTCTAATTCAGAAACGTGTCCATAAACAGATTTATAAACAATATTGTTTATCTTACCGTGATTAATAACAACATATAAACCATAACCTTTAGCATCATATCTTACAAATTCTATCGTACCGCCATAAATAGCTTTAAGATTTGTACTTTGTGCTACATCAAAGTCAGTTCCTAAGTGAGGTCTTGTAGTGTTATCGATAGTTCTAGATTGTTTTGGTATGCTTCTAACAACAACTGTTTTGTTATTTTCAAATGGGTCTTCAAATAAATTTGCAACAGCTGAATCTGGTACAACAAACATTTCACTATCAAAAGATGATGTTGAAGTGCTTACACTATTGTTTGCTAATTGTATGCTATTCAACAACGGCATATACAATTCAGACACACTAAGGAGTGGCGTTTCAATATTTCTAATTCTAACACCTGTAAACACAGTTGACATGTTGTTAGGTTTTAAAGAATGTTTAACATGTGTAATCATATATGCACCGTGGAACATAGGTATATTATTTAATTGGAAGTACATCATCGGTTGAACCATGGCGTTACCCATCATTTCAACTTCTGTTTTGTAGCTTCTAACTGAATAAACATTGTACATATTTTGACCACCAAATGTTGCTCTATTTTCACCTAATTTACTAGATATTTCATCAGTTATTTTTAATGATTCAGCCGTTTCACTAAATTCACTTTGGTCCAAAGTAATGTCTTTAAAAATATTTTGATTTTGTTGACTGAAATTTACAGCAAAAACAGCAACATTGTTTTCGTGTTGATTCATTTCATTTGAAAAATCTGGTGCGTTTTGTGGTGGGAATGTTTTATCCCCACAAATAAAATCAATACCATCATTTGGGTATTCAGAGTCATTAAAATCTAAATGTTTAGATGTTTGACCAGCATAAACACAAACAAATGAAGGTCCAGTAGCACCAGAACTAAATTCTTCTTGATTATTGATTGGTTCAAACATTTTACCCAATTCATTCAAATCAGTGTAGTTGATGTAGTTTGGTAAAGCTATAAAATCAAAATAGTTTTGAGATAACATGTTTGTTACTATATCATAAAAACTATTATTAGGATTGAACTTTGCGTTGTCAGCGACTTCTTTAGGGTTAACATAAAGTTTATCACCTATATCCCTAAATGAGCGATTAACAAACCTAAAACTATCAATAAATTTAGGGTCTGAACTTACCTTGACATCAGATGCAGAATAATTTTTAGCCCTATATTTTGCAATTTCAGCATCAATACTATTTCTATAATTTGGTCCATTTTTAAAAATAATGTTTTCAATACTACTGGTACCACCAATCCACTTATCATAAATGTTTTTACACGTTCTATAAAGTTGGAATTTGATTACTTCTTCGTTATCGGTACCAAAAATACTTTGTTCAATATTTTTTTTAGTATTGTTTACCGTTGATTGAGCTGGCTGTAATTTTTCAATAACTTTTTTAAAGTAATTATCAAAATCTTGTTCGTTTACTTTAATATTTTCATAAGCATTGTTATAGCTATCACCATCGTTTACAACTAATTTATCTGACCAAATTCTATAACTATTATTTATCAAAATAAGTTCTTCACTTAAGATATAGTTTAAATCAAAAAATACATCAGACCCATCTTTAAATTCCGCAAAGAAATCATATTTTGATTCGTAAACAAGGTCATCACTAGACACATACATACCCATAGCTACATAATTGTCAATAGCTTTTTTGTTTTGACCATAAGTTTTAGTATATGCTGACTTTATATAACTAGTTTTTAAGTAGGTTATCTCATCATCGTCATCATACTCTGTGTTATTTTTTAAAGATGTCCATTTTGAGTCCCAAGTACTACCTTGGTTGGTACCATCAATCAATTCAACTTTTTCTTTAAGTACTTCAAATGGAGCATTATTAAGGTCATTTTCTGCAAATTGAAAGAATATTGTTTTAAACTCATTTTTAACTTGTTCTGGCAATTGCAACATAACTTCCTCAATTGCTATATAAGGGTTTACGGTTAAAGAATTAATCAAATTTAAATTAAATTCACCATTGCTAAGATATTGATATCTATTAGGAATAACGGGGTCGGCACCTAATTCATTATTACTAATGAAATAGTAATCATAAATTGCTTGATTATCTTCATCATACCCAGAAATTTCGTAAAAATTAATAGGGTCTACTTGACCAGAACCACCACCAATTTGAGCATTTGATAATGAATCGTAAATTGGTTCAGAAATGTCATTGCGCCATAATAATCCACCAATAAATGCAGCCCAAACTCTAGGGATAGAAACAAACCCAGCTCTATGGCCTAATGTGTTTAAAACAAATTTATTACCTAACACACCACCGTGATAGTTAACCCTATTGCTATCAGCATTTGATGTCGTTAAGCCAGCTAATGGTAATGAATGTAAAAATAAAAACGCTTTAGCTAAATTTGTTTTTTGTTTATAGTATAATCTACTAGTAAAAATATTGATGTAATTATCGTCAGCATTTTTGTATAATAAATAAGGAAATGAAATTTCAGACACATCATTATCTATTATTTTTTTCAACATTAAAGGATTACCAAAATTATTTCTTGGGAAGTAATCTTCAGAAGCATAATCTTCATCAAATGCAAAATCATTACCATTAAAAATTGGTACTTTACTATTGCTCAAATCTATTTTTGTTGTTTTGGTTCTTCTAGAATAACCTTGGTTTTTAAGCAAAATATTTTCACCAATATTCTGATAAACACCATTAAAGAAGCCTATTCTATATGGTGCTGATTCACCCAATTCAGGTATTGGGAATACAGCTTTATAAAATTCTGGAACACCAAAAGAACCACTAAATTGACCAAAATCAATCCCATAACTTCCATTTTCTTTTTTTAGTGTTAGCTCTTTAATTTCAACTTGTGATTTTGTTGTTAGTATGCTATAATTGTGCGCTATTGGATTAGTAGTTATTGGTGTTTTGAACGGTTGTACAAAACCATTAACAAAATTAGGTGACAAAATTTTAACAAACATAGAACCATCTTCTACTTTTTTAAACAATTGTTGTCCACTAAAATTATTACTTTCTACTATATCTTGATAGTCACTAAACGATTTACCAACAAAAACGTTGGTGGTGCTGTAATTTGTTAAAAATATATTATTTGTTTTATCAGTATTAAAATATTCTAACGTTTTTGTTGTATTTGGTTCAAGACTAAAATCTAATGAATTATTATCACCATGACTAAAAGGGAATAGTTTCATGGTAAAGTTATCAAACATGTATTGATATTCATACCCTGCGTCAGAAACATTTTCAACCTTATCAATATGTTTGATTATACTTGTAGAAACATTTGCTTTATATTTTGCAAAAGCATCTTTAAAGTTTTGTAAAGTTAAATTTGTTAAATTAGCTTTAATCTTGTCATCAGTATCTTCAAATATCATATCAGCTTCAACACTAGCAAATTGTTCAATTTCTTCTGGTGTTAAAATTTCATTAGAAATACCCATAAAAATCATAGCTCTAATAACAGAATTAGCAACTATTTCATTTAAGTTTGTGTTGTTTATTCTAGTATAAGGATAGTTTTGAAAAAATATCTTGGTGTCCAAAGGATTTACAGGATACCATGTTGATTTGTTTTTTTCTTCTTGTATTTCGGCATTCGAAGCCAATTTTTGTGAGGTTATAAAACCATTTAACAAATCATCTATAAAATTTAATTCGGTGACATCTGAAGGTGTATCTAATACTCCTAATTTACCTAAATAAGTTTCAACAAATGTTTTTTCAGTATCTGATTTATCTCTATACTCTGGCCATGGATAAAATATTTTTTCTTGTTCACCACTACTTGAATTTTTACCAATGTTAGAAGTAGAATCACTTAAATAATCTAATTTTGAAATAGAATCCAAAGCATTTTTATTAACTAATTTTTTTAGTTGAGCCTCTCTTTTTGCACTAGACAAAGCTGTTTCTGAAACTTTAAATAAACTTTCCATAAAAACTTCAACTGATGCTGTAAATATTTCAACAATATTTCTAATAGTTGGGTCCAAGCCTTTAAGTAACGTCTTGATTTGTAATCTTACTTTTTCACCTATTTTAAGTTCTTCACTCTCTACAGTTTTTTGTAATTCTGTTTTTTTAACACTTAATGAATCATACACGTCAGTTAAATCATAGATAGTAACAACATCAGTTCTACCTACTTTACTAAAATAAGAAATTAACTGTTCTCTTCTAAGAGTATCAGTTTTTAAACTTTGTGGCCAAGTATCAATAACTTTTTGGTCTTCACTATTTAAAATATCGTAAGAAACATTTTGATAAATTTTGAAGTTGCTTGAAGATACAGAATCGATATCAATTTTAATACTAGAAGCGTTAAAATCATCGACTTCTTTTTTCATACTAGTGTTATAAGTGTCAATATGGCTATTAAGTGTGTCAGTCGCTGTAAAATCATTTCTAAGAATAATAAATTTATATTCGTTTTGGTCTTTTATGTGACCTACACTGTTACCAAAAGTATTAATTACAAAGTAAAAGTTATCGTAGTTTTCTAATTTTTCATTAATGTTAGTATAAGATTGTACTTCTGAGTCTTCAGCTTTTAATTTACTTAATGTTGAATCGATTGTTGATATGGCTTGAATTAAATCATCAATTTTTAAAATGTAAGGTCTTGCTTTTGCATAATCTTTAAATGTTTCACTACCAACAGCTGTGTGTGGAATAGCTCTTAAATAGCCAATAAGCATATCAGACAAGAATGCATAGGTATAACCAACAAAGTTAGCTGTTATTTCAAAATTACCTGTTTTAGAATTAAATTTTGCATTGAACTTAGTCATATGCAAATCATATTTAACTGGCATACCATAATAACCTTTGATTGTCAAAGTAAAAATAGGGTAAGGTATTTGAAATAGAGTAGAGAATTTACTACTCATTAATTGACCTTCATTTTGAAAAATAGACGTACCTCTCACATCTACAAAGTTAATAACAACCAATGGCGCATAAGATGTATTAAAATCTATATCTATAGAAGTAATACCTAAAGTTTCACCATCTGATGGGTCACTAAAATCAGTTGTTAAATCAGTATATCTTGTTGTTAATACTCTTTGATTACCTGTTGTATTATCACTAGTACCTTCAATAAAATTAACTTTAAAACCTTTTGTATTTGTTTGGCCGCCAGTTTGCAATATAGTTCTGGCCCTTTTGGTAGTTTCCAATTGAACATAAATTGAAAGGTCTTCTAAAGGCACAGAAATGTTTGATGAACTTGAATGTCCATCAAAATTATTTGGGTCTACTAATATTGTCTTTCCAGCTGAACATCCTATTGTTTTAGGATTTAAATCATTTGCCATATAACTTTAAATGTGTTTGTATTTCATTAACATATCTACCTATTGCATCTTCATAAGGAAACGGTATTCTTATTATTGATTGGTCTGGAATATTAAATTCAAGACCACCAAATTGTGGATTTGCCAACATAATTAACCACCCACAATATGGGTTATTATAATAATCATTACTAACATTGTCAAGTCTTGTATGACCTTTTCTGTATACAAGAGTTTTATCATTTTGTGAAACTGGTAAAGTTATACCGAAAACTGGTAACATGTTAGCGTTAGCTCTAAATTTACTATATCTGTCTGCGTATTGTGCCATATTATTGTCTTGAAATGTTTGAATTTATAACTCTAATGTTTGATGGATTACCTGATTCAATGATTCTAATTGAAGCCACATTGTATGAAGCATCTAAATTTAAACCATCAAATGTTGGTGTAAATTCACTTCCATACTTTTCAGTTAACCATCTATCTGTACCACTTACTAGAAATTCTGCTTCAACATACGTATAAACATTTGAGTTGGTTGATGATTTTAACATAATAGTCAAATCATAATTTTTAGTAGTTACATAGCTTTCAGTATTAATATCCAATGATAAAGTACCATCACTTGTAAGTATTACACAACCATCTTGAATTGAAAATCTATCGATTTCTTTAATTGGTGTTGAAGAAGGTGGTGACGCAGGTTGTTTTTTTGCTTCAGCATTAGCAGATGCTTCAGCTAAATCATCTTGTGTTATTGTTTCAGTTTGCGTACTTAAAATTTTAGTGTCTAAAGGATTATTCATATTTAAATCACCAACTTTTAACGACCATGAATTATCTTTGTAATCTAAATAATCAGCTCTTGGGTCAAAAACTTGACTGTTAGCATAATAGTTAAATGACAACGCATTTTGTAATTTATTAATAGCACCTCTAAGCGTTGAACCACCTATGAATTTAAACGAAATATTCACATTTGCAATCATAGGTTGTACACCCACACCTTCTGGATTAAGGTCCCACACCAATGGTTCGTAATCAATATTCAAATTATCAATGATAATTTTTGTATTGTAAAAATCACCTATTCTAAGAATACAAACAGGTGCTCTACCAAATGCTAAATTTATAGCACCCAAACTTTCTTTTGTAGGTCCTTGTCTAGTACACTGTTGTAAAAACGTTAATCTAGAATTAAAACCTTCAGGTGTTGTTGAGTGAAAACTTGGATGGAAATATCTTATTTTTTGACTAAATGAATCATAAATAAATGGGTCTGTTGTTTTAACTTTTTCAAAATAAGAACATTCATTATAGAATCTATTTCTTACTTCTTGTTTAATTGTAGTTCTTTTAAACTTTTTAGGTTGTGGTTTATTATTTTCATCAATATCCGCTAACGTTTGGTCAAACTCAAATTTGACAAACGTGTGTCTATCTTCTTTACATTCTTTTGTATCGACATCACCGTTAGCAGTACAACCAGCTCTAGAACCTAATGGTTGGGACACAATTTTGTATCTACTATCAACAATCGTATTACCTAATTTAGATTTTAGATAATCAATTACTTGTTTAGCTCTATTGTTTGCTAGGTTTTGGTTGTGAGTAGCTGTACCTTGTACACTAGCACTTGAATGAACTTTTATCACACAATGTTTACAAACATCAGTTAAATGTGTTTTTAAAGCATCAAAATACCCTAAATCATTAATCCAACCATCAAATGTTTGATTATTTGCATTTAATGGTTGTTTAACACCGTTTAAACCATAGTTGTATCTATCTAGATATGTACTAAATGGTTCACCTTTTATATCATTTCCAGCTGTATTTCTACGTGGTGTTTCTTGACCTTGACATTCTACAATACCAAAACCAGCACCATTTGGTGTTTGACTATAATCTATTGGTTCGGTACCAACTGTTGAGCCACTATTTTTCAAACCATTTTCATAACCAGTATCTATCACAGTACTTATTTTGTATACGTCATTTGGAAAATAGACATTAAAACTAGTTGGTTCTAATTCTTTTGGAGCTACACGTCTTTCTGGTTTTAATTCTTCGTTATTTTTTATCTCTTGTTGTTCTAACTTTGTTAATTTGTTAATATAGTATTGGTCTTCTTCTAAACAACCAGCCACAAACGAAGCAACATAATTATCATCTGGACCATTAGGGTCTGAAAATGCATTCATATAGTTTGAGTGGTCAATAATCATTTTAAATGATAACGAACCACTACGTTCTGTGTTGTTATATGTATAAATTGATTCACCTCTACCAATAAAATCATTTTTTTCCCAACTTACACTAGATGTTTCATTGAATTGAATATCGTATGGTGGAAACCACATAATACGACCTTTTTTACCAGTTAGAAGGTCTCCTGGACCTTGTTCACATGGCATTAAAGACTCAACAGCATCATACCAAGCTAAATTTTCAATAGAAAACATATATCTTTTAACGTTACCATTGTCATAAACATCATCAATATAAGGTGCAATTTTTACAAAACCATTATCATCCAAAACAGAATTATTAACCTGATTTCTGAATGGGTATTTTATGTCTAACCCTCTATGTCTAATAAGTTTGTTAACTTTGTCATATCTATCCAAAGTAGTCCAACTTCTACAATATGTGTTTTCAGCGTCTTTATATTGTCCATCAAATTTACCATTAACGTATCTATTACCTCTCAACACAGCACTACCTTTTGAAAAACCATGTCCGTTGGCTGTTTCAATTTGACTAGATTTTTTATCCATATCACCTTTTGCTGTGACAATATTCAACATACCTTTGCTGTTAAATAATTTTTGTGTTTTAGCTAACAAAGATTTTTTAGGGTGTAAACCTTCTACATCACCAATTGGTAATTCATCATTTTCAGTATGTAGATTGTCATCTCTATCTATCCATTTACCAGTATTTACAGTACCACCTACATTACTGGTCCAAGTAAACCCAACGTTACTGACTTTTCGTTCATCATAACCAGTATTACCTCTTGGTCCAGAATAAGTATCTTCAGGCGCAATAAACCCATACTTTTTAATCATATTAGGACGATTAAAAGATATTTGCGGTATCAAACCATTAGGGTCATCTTTACTAGGTAGTAAAAAGTTTAATATAGTACCTTTTGTTACATCATCATAAAAAGCATATAAAGTTGGATTGATGCTAGCATCAGAATCACCTTTGGCATATCCTGGAACATAACCGCTTCTAAATGGTGTGTTAGTTGGGTTGTCATATGTACTAGTACCAATCAAGTTTGCATTCACATTTGCTATAAGAGATTGAAACTGACCTTTACCAGTGTTTTCAATCATAGCATTTGCTCTTTGAATGTTACCATTTTTATTTTCAGATGAAAATATTGAAGCGTTATCATTCAAATAACTCTTAGGTAATGTAAATCCTAATATACTTGCAGCGTAATCAAAAGCTTTTGCTCCACCACCAGTCGGTACAGTAATTTTATAATCAGGTCTTAGTCCTGGAAGTGGACCACCTTTAACCAATGCCAAAATATTATCTTGAACATTTAGGCTACCCAATATATCTTGTTCAACATTAAATGCAGCATTGTTGGCCAAAGCAAATGCTAATTGTTGACCACCTATTTGACCTAATCTAGAATCATTGATAACACCTGTTGCACCCAATGTACGTCCAGCCAAAGAAGCTCTAACATCGAAATTAGGTATGATACCACCCTTGGCTAAACCAACACCTTGTCCGTTTAATAAACTGCCTATAACGTTAGCTGATTGAACTTGTGGACCTCCACCTTGGTTAAGCTGTCCAAACTCGTCTAAATAGCCCGAAATTTGCTCATTATACTGAATTGGTTGAAGACTGATATAATCACTCATATCAGTTTGTTTTGAAGCGTCTAAATAAAGATTAAACCTTGTTGCGTTTTTTCTAAATTGAGCATACTCCGATTTACCTAAAATACCATATTGACCTACTTCTGTAGTTGGTGAAGTTGGATATTCAGAACCTTGTGGAAAATCTACAGAACCAAATACACCTTGAGTTTGAGTTATATCATCAACACTAATTAGTTCAGGTGCATTTTGGTCATTGTTTTGGAATTGGTTAGGTAAAACAGCTATATTGTAACGAAATAAGCCCCATGTTTCCAAAGGAAGACCTTGAGGTGTTACATTGGTATTACCATTGATACTTGTATCTAATACAGGTTCACCAATATGTGGGCTACCATTGATATTCGTTGCAATTTGTGGATATACTGGACCTAAATTACAATTCAATAAAAAATCTCTAATGCCATAGTCAACCGTTACACTATTGATAGTGTTCTTGCTAGTTGATGTTGGCGCAGCCGTATTGTAAAAAGGAAATGGCATAGTAATTACATTTTTCTATAAATACTATTCTAATCAAATTTTTCCTAAAATAAATGATTGAAATGCCTTAAAATAAAAAAGGCACACTATGTGCCTTTTAATAATTATAATAAAGTAATATAGTTAAGTAGTAATATTTAATAGTAATTAATAGTATATTATAATCTATTATTTTATTAATACCCTCTTTGCAAAAGTACGATATTTTTTCTGTTTTGTCAAGGTTGATATCAATAATTTTTTAAAGTTTTTTAAAAATTCACTTCAACTAATTGATTATTAAGGTTTTACTTTACCACCATCAATTGCTTTTTTAGTTTCTGTATGCACTATCTTAGTCAATTCTCTCATGAAAATAGGGTCATTCTTCAAATCCAGGGTTGTTTTTTGATTTCCTGGAAGTGAAAGTTTAATTTCACCATCAAATTTAATCTCACCAAATTCAATTTTCATTGATGAAGGTGCCGATACCCCTGATTGATTGGTAATTGCTTTGGCTAAATCTTTATTTCCATTTACATTTGTACCTGCAATCATTGTCCCATCGTTCATCTTCATGAATTTGTCTCTCTGATTGAAAACGATACCATCATGCATTCTAATGCTCTTTTCAAATTTTTCGTCTTCATCTTCTTCCATCAATCCACCAATATAACCACCAGCCATAGAACCTAATTGAGCACCTATCATGGTACCTACAGGACCCAAAAGGCTACCTAAAGCTCCACCTAATACACCACCAGCTATATTACCAAACCCTTCAGCTTTTTTACCTTCAGAAAATGCATCAATACTATCAATAGCACCAGTCAATACACCAGCTCCAGCTCCACCTAACATTTTACCAGCACCACCACTCCATTTAAACGCAGATTTAGCGGCACCTAATCTGGTGTCACCCATACTTCTTAATCCTTTGTAATTTTTAACAAAACTACCTTTCTTACCACCACCCATAGATTCTAAAATATCACCTATACCACCTCCACCACTTTTACCACCGCCTACATTAGCAGTTCTATTGAAACCTATTCCCAAAGATATACCATTAGCAATCCATTTAGCGGCTTCAAATACACCAAACAAAGCAGCGCTCCAAACAGGGTGTTTGAAAATAAATTTACCAACTGTAGTGATAAGACCTCCAATAGTTTCACCAAATTTTTGTATGGTTTCATAAAATTTCTTATCTTTTAATGCGTTAGAAAATTTATCCAATATAGGTCTCAACCCTTTATCTATACCCTCCAATACTGGAAGTAGTAGCTGTTTGATTTGATTTATTAAATTGGTTATTTTCTCATCAAATGTTTGTGCAGCTTCAGCCCTTTCTTTCAATGATTTTTGCTCAGTCATCATTGATTTAAGTGTGTTTCTATCTAATTCACTTAATTGTTTAACCAATTTAGGTTGACCATTTATATTAATAAAAGCTTCACCTTTTTCGTTAAATTCTGAAGTGTTTTCAATAAATTCTTGCGTTGCTTTATCATTAAAGTTAAAACGCATTTGTCTTTTTACATTTGAATATTTAGCAGCATTCTTAGCAGCTGTAGCTAAATCTTCATAACTCATACCAGTTTGTTCAGCAACTTTTCTAAGTCTATGCATCTCCAATGCTGATATCTCAAAATCTTTGTTTTCATTGTTAAAATGCGCAGAACTAGCAGCTGCCTTACCAATCTCTTCAGTCAAACCAGCCATGTCATTACGAGCCATATACATCAAATGAAATGGGTCGGCCAATTGAGCCCATGAACCACCCAATACTTGTAATTGAGCAGACATATCGACAGCACCTTCAATGTCAAATAGTTTATCAGCCATTCCAGTTACTGAATTCATATCGATGCCTAACTTAGTCGTTGTTTCAGCCATTTTGGCTAATCCTTTAACACCACCTTTGAAATTGTATTTATTCAACATCTTCATGTTTTGTTGAATATTTTTAACAACTTTTGAAGCATTTAGACCCATCTTGCTAGCATCGTTCATTGTCTGTTCAACAAAATCACGTGTACGCTGAGCAGAAAAACCTTGCTGTTCCATTTCAGCTGTCATTTTAGCCGCACCTTCAGCACCTAAATTAGACGCAGCGGCCATTTGTCCTAATGCTTCAAGACCATCTTGTGTTAATAATACACTACGCCCTAATTCTTCACTAAAATTAGCTTGTAAAGCCGCTAATTCTTTGATACCAACACCAAAGCTTATTGTATTATTACCAGCAGCTTTAACCGTATCTCTAAAACTTTGTCCACGCTTATCCAACAACCCCATACTTAGAGTTGCAGTTCTAATTGATTTATCTATTTCAAATAATCCAGCCCAATTTTTTAATAAACCATAACCGTTTTTAACAGTTCTAACTATTGTTCCAACATCTTTAGCCGCTTCACCAAAAAAAGCAAATGATTTATCCAAACCACGAGTTTCTTTAGCCACTCGTGTCATTGTTTTTGTTGCTTCCTCTAAAGTTTCTTTCTTTTTCTTTAAAATTGATAACGATGCCTCTTCAATTGCTAGTTGAGCTTTAGCTTCAGCTGTATTTTTAGCGGTTAATTCGTTAATAATTTTAGTCTTCTTCTCAATTTCTTTATCAACCGTAGCTATGTTTTTATGCATAGCTTTTATATCCTTAAGCAATCTAAGGTATTCGGCTGAAGATTCCGCTATTTTTCTACGTAGTTCAGCTTCGTGTTCTAACCTTCTTTCAGCATCTTTGTTTATATCGTCAGCCATTTGCTAATATTTTATCTTTTGTAATCGTAATATCCAGAACCTTTCTTGCTATCAATCATGATAGTTGCATTTATTTGGCTTTTAACCATTTTACCTTGTGCGTCTAGTATCATTTTATTGAAAACAACATCAAAAACATTTCTACCAGGTTGTTTTTGATTTTTGCTTTTGATGAAAATTTTAACTTTAGCGCCTCCATCCGTTAAAACCAAATAGTTATCACCAACATTAGGTGAAGTAACTACTGCACTATATTTTTTATTTTTTTGAAAAACAATTGGTTGAGCACCTTGTTTTGATGATGGAAATGTAATTGTGTTAGTTAATAACTCATATGTAACTGGTTTGTTAAAATTAAAGTTTTTGATAATTGAAGCAATATCTTTATTTAAATTTGTCAAACCATACTGTCTAATAATATCTTCAGCTGGAACTATACCAGTACCTTTTCTTTTTTCACCTTTCAAAGCACTTTTCATAATATTCCATAAACTTGGTTGTTTATAAAAGGCTTGTTTCATTGAAGGGTCGTTTGCAATCGCATCAACCATAGCTTTGCTATCTGATGGTTGTTGGGTATTTTGCGCTGGTTGTTGTGCAGGTTGATTGGCTTGTGGTGCCGCTTCTTGCAAAGACTTAACCAACTTGCTATATTGCTCTTCGTTTATCTTTATCTTCATTTTACGGGTTTTATTATAAATATCAAACAAATTAAAAATCCCCATAAAAGGGGATTTTTATTAAGATAATGGTATATCACCATTTTGCATCCTTGTTTTTAAAGCATCGCCAGAAACTCTACTTGTTCTGGAACCTTTAGAGTTTCTTTTATCAGATTGTTCTCTAGCTTGTTCCATTTGCTCTTCTTGTTTGCTTATTTCTTTGGTTTTTTGCCCTAAAAAGAATCTTCTTTCATATGTTGGCATTGCCATTACGTCTGAATAAGTTATTCCTTTTAAGTGCTGTGTACATATGTATATCTCTTCAAGTAACGGTACTTTATAACTTGAAGTCAGGCCAAAAAAAGTGTAAGTTAAGGGGAAGAAAGGTTTTGATAGACCCACCTCCAGGAGTCTGAACCGTTATTTCCATATCAACACCACAGTTAATTTTTTCTACATGTTCCATGAATGCTTTTGAATCGGCAATTCTAGCATTTTCAACAAAATTTCTAATAACACTTTTATCTCTGTTTCCGTTAACTTCTACAATCATTCTTTCCATTGTATAAGTTGCAGTATTGTTTACTGGTATACCATTTTCTTTATCTCTTTTCAAGATAGCCTCAATTTCGTCTGTCATACCACAAGTTACTAATCTAAATTTGATTTGATTTTTGCTCAAAGGCATAACAAAATCAAATAATCCTTCAGCATCAGCTTCAGCTCCCAAATATTTAAATTTCAAATCATTTAAATTAATTTCTGTATCAAATGGCATGTCATTCTCATCAAAGAAAGTAACTGGATACATTTCCCCGTAAGCTGTTGCTCTCAACCAAATCATGATAGCATTTCTATCACCAACCAAAAGGTCTTCATAACGAATATCAGTTTCTAAAAGCTTTCTATTGATAAGAATTTCTAAAAATTGACCGCTTTCTAACAAGTTAGGACTAGTCAATATGCTTTCATCAGCTGTAGTCATGTAAGATACTTTCACGCTAGGTTTTTTTGACCTGTAAACTTTGCCTTGTGATGGTAAAGGAATAACATCAAAAGATGAATTAAAATTAGGTTGACTCAATTGAATAATGTAATTGTCAACAGACTTTGGAACTTCTCCATAGCTTTGGGGTTGTTGTACAGGTGACTGTATGGGTGTGCTTGGAACCATTGGTTGTGTTTTTCTTGTTTCAGCTTCGTTATATTGTGTTTGATAGTTTTTAGTTTGATTAGCATTCATAGCCAAATGCTCATCACGAATACGCATTTGCTCTTCAGCTCTTTTTCTAATGTCTAACATTTCTTGTTCTTGCTTAGTTAACGCTCTTGGTGCTGGTTTTTCAGCCAAAGAAGGGTCTTGAACAACACCATTTTGTTGTCGCATGGCCAATTGTTGTTCAGTTCTTCTACGCATAGCTTCAACAGCATCAACATGACCATTAGGTGTGTCATCTGGTGTTGTTGAATTAACATAAATTTCTTGTGTTGCTTTAGCTTTTTCAGCCTCAAACGCTGCAATTTTTGCTCTTTCATCAGCAGCGTCTCTTTGTTCCCTACTAGGGATTACATTTGGTTTTCTTTCCATATAAAAACTGTTCTTGTTTTGTTATAACGTTACAGATAAATATAACCTATCGAATTTTTTTGTAAATAGAAATAAAAAAGCCACCTAAGTGGTGGCTTTTTATTATTTTTCAGATAGTTCTTTTAAAATTCTATGATTTTCTTGGATACGTCTCATATTCTTCAATATGTTACCTCGGTTACCTTTAGGTTTTCCTGGTTTTTTTGCTTTTGCCATAATATTAGAACAATAAGATAGCTCTGTCAAAACGCAAGGTCGCAGTTATTTCAGCAATACCATCGTCATCCATTGACAAGTCACCGAAACCAACGTTGGTAAGCATAGTTCCATCCAATAACCATTTCTCAACAACTACACCAGTCGGGTCAAGCATTTCCAATTCTACAGGACGCTTGTAACCAGCTGCGTAACCTTGACGGCCAGTGATAGATTCAGAGTGAAGACGAACCCACTCCATAATAGCTTGTGATGCAGACGGACCAATAGGGTCACGGAAAGTCACATCAATTGATTCCCATGTAAAACGACCAATAACCCAAGTAGATGTGTTAAGGAATGGGATTTCCACTTCGTTCTGAGTAATTGATGGTCTTGATGCCGTTGATAACCACCATTGTTGAATACCTAGGTCAGAAGGGAACGTAATAAGCCAACGATTCTTTTTCTTAGGTTCGTAAGGCAAAGGCATTTTCATTAGTAAATCAGCCATGTTCTATTAGTTTTTGTTTTTTGTTCTTATTTGTTTATAAATATCCAGTTTGTTTTATTTTCCTGGACTTTATTATAAATATAGCGATTGTTATTTTTTATTCGGTTCAGTTAAACTTTTTAAGTTGTAAACTGTTACGAAATTCATTTTTTGTTTTAAATTAGCTTTATTTGCAAAATCATTAAACTTTTCTACAACACTATCAGCTTTTGTTGCTAAAGTTTGGTCAGGGTCTTTTAACCCTTTTGCCTTCAACAACTCAATCAACTCATCTGTTTTATCTCTATCCTCCAAAGTTGTTTTAATTTCAGACATTGTAGCTTCATCGTTCAAAGCTCTTTCAGCCATATCTTTATTAAGACCACTAAGGTTTACACCCATAAGCAAAGAAACACCCATGAGGACACTTTTAATGTCCTCATTTATAGGTTTCTTTTTCTCACTTTCTAAAATGAGTTTGTATTGTCTTTCAGTTATAATAATTTTTGCCATGCTTATCCTAACATGATTTTTCTAATTCTGTCGATTTCATTTTCCAAAATTGGATTTGCATTTTCAGCTACTGGGGCACCAGCTCTTGGTTGTTGCTTAGGTTGCTGAGTTTTCATCTTATGCAAGTATTGGAATAAATTCATTGCAGTTGTTAAGAATTTCACCAAATTGTTTTTGAAAGCAGTTTTGCTTTGAGCATCTTTAGCAAAAGACTTATTAGGTTGAGCCGCATTGTATGCTGGCGCTTCTTCTAATTTGTTGATGTTTCCACCACCTAAAGTACCCATTTTAGCAACCATATTACCAAACTTGTATTGGTTTGAATATACAGTCGATAAAATCTCTTTAACCATACCCATAAGGCTGTTTACTTCTTGTGGGTTTGATGGGTTAACAGCAAACAATTTTGAAAAGTCAGTAGCCATAATAGGGTTGCTTTCTAATTGCTTCAAAAATCCATCAATTACTTTATCACCAGTGTTAGCACCCATTTTTCTAAGTACGTTTCTGATATATTCTACACGACCAATAAGGTCTTCAAAGTTTTTAACCTTTTCAAATGGCAACGATTTTTCCATGTATTGAAGAACACGCTTGTCAGTAATATACTTACCTTCAAAGACCATTTCTTCACCTTCTCTTACTTGATTTTGGTTTTTAAAGAATCTTTCACGAGCACTTTGTGTTTCACCACCTTTTTGAGCAGCTCTTCCACCCTTCATTATTTGACCACCTTTGTATGTTCTATCACCTCTGTTACCAGCGGCAACCTTTCCCATAGCACCAGCACCCAATGTTCCTTTGTTGTTAACGATAAATTGGAACAAGTTCTTCAAACCATTATACAATGCATCTTGTGAACCACCTTTTCCAGTACCTGCACCAGCACCTTTATCACCAGAAGGATTTTCACCACCTTCACCGTTTTGGTTATCATATAAACCTAAACCACCTTCAATGTTTCTAATTGATTGATATAAAGTATTAAGGGTAGCAGCTCTTGATGATTTTTGACCTTTCATTCGAATCAATTTAACCAAAGCACCACCAGCAACCAACGCCAAACCAATAGGGCCTAACACAGATGCAAATCCTTTTGCAGCTGCATATCCAGCACCAGTTTTAATGCCAGTCTTTATAACTGTTTTTGTAATGATTTGTGGTAAAGACTTAACAATGATTGAAGTTAAACTTCTACCAGCAATTGTACCGTAAGAAGTAGTGTCAATTGGTGTTAATTTACCAGTTCCAGATGTAGCACCGTGGAACATATCATTAAGTGTACTATATTGTCCAGGATTATTAACCAAATCATGCAAACCTTTTGCTGCAATATCAGGTTTCATCATCACACCACCTTTTTGACACAATAAATCAACACCTTTGTGAGCGTCACCGCCACCGATTTGTTTAAGCGCATTCACCAACTCCGATGGGTCAGAATTTCCATCCAAAGGATGGTCAGTAACACGACCTAAAAGTTTATAAACACCCTCACCGTTTTTAATATCATTCAACGCCTCAGCTTTTGACTGAACGATTTGTGTTGTTGTTTCTGTATCTGTATAGTTGAATGGTTTATCAAATAAATGTTTGAACCAATCAGTATTTGCTAACCAGCTAAATGCACCCAATGACGCACCAACACCAGCCATAAGCAATGGAAGCTTGTTAGATTTAAGTGTATCCATTCTAGAGCTTTGAAAATCTTCACCTTCACCTCTTTTTGCTTGAAGTCCTTGTCTAACATTTTTAGCATCTAATGGTTCAGCTTCGTTGATACCGTATTCTTCATCCATAGTCTCCAAATCTTCTTCACTTAATGAATATTCTTCATTCATTAAATTTTCTTCTTCCTCACCTTCGTTGAATCCTGAATAAACAGCAGCCAAATCAACATCCAAATATTTTTTAACGTATTCTCTTAAATCAGTAATTACACCATTTGCAACATCAATTGGCATATAACCTTGTTCGTCTGGTTTTTTCTTTGTTGCGGCAACGATTGAATCGTATATTTGCGCAATTCCCATAACTGTTGATAAGAATAATTGTGGGTCTTTGTTGTTTGGGAATTCTGGGTTTTCTTCTTTGATTTTAGCGTCTAATTGCTTAATCATTTCATTTCCCTTTTTATCTATGATTTGTTGGATTCTATCAGTGTATTCTGAATCTACAGCGCCTTTGCCAAATATCTTTCCACCAGCTTTGTATCTGCCTAGTTTAGATAATGCATATTTGATTGTATCCCAAAACCCCTCATCCAATCTACCTTCAGCTTCCATGATGTCTAATTTCTCAACTGTTTCTCTAAGAATTTCGTTGATAATAACAGCATGTTGTTGCTCAGTTAAAATTACTTTTTTACTCATGATTTTGTTTTTTTATAAATATCTGGAATAACCTAAAAAAATAAAAAAGCCCCTATAAGGGGCCTTTTTATTGATATGATTAATAATTAGATGTTATTGAAAGATGCACCAGTGTTCATGATAACAAATTCAATTTGGATGAATTCAAGACTTCTAGTTGGTTTTAAGAAGATTTGACCAGTCAATTGATTTCTATCGATGTCTTCTGGGTTATTTGAAAGAACAACACGGAAGTCAGTCAAACCTCTTTCTGTTCTGATGTTATCCAAGATTGGATTAACAAGAGACAAGAATTGATTTCTAACAACTGCATCGTTTTGTTCGAACAACAATCTGATAGACACAGCGGAGATAAGTTTACGAGCTTGCAACAACAATCTTCTTACGTTGATTCTGTTAAGAGCTGTTTCCTTAACTTGAAGTGTTTTGTTACCCCAAATCTTGATACCATCAGAAGTGAAAGTAGCGATTGGGTTAATTCTATTTTCATAAAGAGTATCTCTTTCTGCCAATGTAAGCTTTTTACGAGCTTGGATTGCGTCAACATCACCACGTTGGATACCTGCAACTGCAAACCATGGGAATGCGATATTGTCAGTCAACGCAATGTTACGAACTACGTCTCTTGTTGGTGGAACGAAAATCAATACGTTGTTTTCAGCGTCATTGATTTGAACCCATGGCCAATAAGTACATGTGTAGTTACTATCGAATTGGTCAGTCAATATATCAACAACATCATCAACAGTCATGGTATCATTACTGCTAGTATCTGGAGTTGTAACGATGTACAATGAGTCAGCTCTTTCAGTTTCAACCATTTCGATTGCTGCTTCAACCAAGTTTGTGTTATCCATAGTATCAATACCAGGAGTAGCAAACACATTGATATTAACAGCTTCTGGATTTCTGAACGTCCACATAGCTTCCAAGTATGCATAGTAGTCTGAGTTTATACCCAAATCACCATTTGAAAGTGTTCTATTCATGAATGCACCACTAGTTAAACCAGCTTGACCTTGTGAACCATTAATGATGAATCCATCAGTGTTACTTCTTCTAGTTCTGTAAACATCCCATCCATCAAAACCACCGTAAGGTGCGAATGTGAATTTACGAGCGTAGATTTTTTCATATGGACCGCCAACCAAACCAGCATCAGTTCTAAATTGAGCCGCACCAACTTCAAATGTTACGTTTGAATTTGTAACACCAGTAGCGTCAATATCCATGTGGAAACCATCAGTTACACCAGTCCAAGCTGAACCAGTTGCAGAAATACCTTTGTAATCGAAGAAGTCAGCGTCAATACCAACAGTTTCAGTAAGACCTAAATAGAACTTACGCTTGTTTTCAAATTGACCATAAGCAGTCTTATACATGATGCTTGGGTTAAGCACAGTTGATTGACTATTAGCTTGATAATTACGAATAGGTAAACCTTCGAAACCTGCTGGGAAAGCATCGCTAGTATCTGTTGTGTCATCCAATTCAATAAGGATATAAGATGAGTTAGATACGTAAGTACCATCGATAGTACCAATTCTTCTACCAATAAAGTTTGCAGAAGTTGGGTCCATAGTACAACGAGCAAATGCTTCTAAAACTACAGGTTGTGCATCTGTATCGTAGAAACTTCTAACATGCACGTCAAATTCTTTAGCATCTGGTTTGATGTTAACGATAGAAATTTTGAATTGTTCGTTTGCTGCGTTACCATCAGAAATAGTTAACATTCTGAACAATCTCAAAACTTTGTTACCACGCAATTCTGATACAACATAAGGAGTTACAGCTGGGCTATATTCTTGTGTGTAATCGGAGAATTCATTAGAATAAGGAACCAAAGCTTGTTTTATACCTCTAACCTTACCATCTGCATTGTATGTTTTGAACATATGGTCATACAATTCTTCAACATATAAAGCAGTGTTACCATCTTGTGCTGTTCTGCCCAATACTTTTGGAAGATAGTTTCTTTGAGTTCTATCCATAGATACTTGGTATTCAAACGCACCTTGCAATGTAGAAGAACCAGTCAATGCAAACAAACCTAGTGGGTCAGCAGTAGCACCAGTATAAGCTGGGTCAAAGATAACGCTAGTTGTAGCAGTAAGTTCAAAGTTAGGTTGTTGTGTGTTCACATTGATAGTTGCTCTAGAACGAAGCAACGCCACCAATTTGTTTTCTACCTCTGTATAAGATGAACCTGTATAATATTGAGTAACACCAGTTGTTGTACCAGTTATTATACCACTACCATGTGTTGCATAGTTAGAGTTTTTAACATAAAGGTTGAAAGATGCACCAGTAAAAGTTGTACCAACCTTTCTAAATGTAGGTGTAATAGTAAAAGTAGTTCCAGTGTTTACACCAGCCAAAGTTGACAAAACTGGTAACAACGAACCATCATCAATTAATGATTGCACCAATGGGTCAGCAGATACAAGACTTGTAATAGTACCAGCAGAAGTAGCGCTGAAGCTAATAAGCGGATTGTAAGAACCACCACCTGAAGTTGTTCCAGATGTTGATGGGTCCATAGCTGCATCTAAAGCGATACCCCATGCCATACCTGCATCATAACCAGAAAAACCTAATACTCTTGTTACGAATAATTGGTTTGACTGAGAAAGATAAGATTTAGCGATGTAAGGAAGTTCATATTGTGGAGCCCCTGTGTCTTTAACTTTGGTAGCGTTCAACCCACCGAAGAAAGATTGGAATTCTCCATAATTGCTAATGAAGATTGGCTGGAAAGCAGGACCTATTGTAGTCTCACCTACCAAACCAAGTGTAGTTACACCAACTTGACGTGTAACAAAAGTTAAGTCTTTTTCAGAGGTATAAACACCAGGACTAACGAATACTTGAGTTGCCATATTTTTTGTTTATTTTAGGGTTATTATTTACTTTGTTGATTAGTTTATTATAAATATTCACTTTTCTTCAAAAGTCGGTTTAAACAAAAAGATATATTTTATTTAGTATGATTTTTTTCATACTTTTGTCATACTTATCTAAAAAAGCCTTATGAAAAGGGATAAAAACATCAAAATCACCACGAAGACTCACGAGCTTCTAAAGAAATACTGTGAAGAAAACGGGCTTAAAATGTTCTCATTTGTTGAGAAGTTGATACGTGAAAAATGCACCCCAAAAAAGGATTTATATGGTGAAGATTAAACACAAGTTATAATCACTATTCCATCTCCACCATTTCCACCAGAACTACCAGTTGTTCCAGCACCACCGCCTCCACCACCAGCACCAAATCCACCATTTCCACCAACACCACCAGTACCAGTGTTTATACTACCACCACCAGTACCACCCAAAGACATTAGTGGTTGTCTTACTGATGAATTCATAGATGGTTGTAACCATTCTAAACCATCATTACCATTACCACCGTTAGTCACACCGCCAGCTAAAGTAATAGCATATAATCCAGTCGAAGATGTACTACCACCAGCGGCACCAGCAGTAGATGTTCCAGCACCACCACCTCCACCACCAGCAATTGAAACTAAAGCAGACGCAGAACCAGTAGTACCGTTACCCCCAGACCCACCTGAGCTACCAGCAGCTGAAGTTAAAAAACCTAAAGCACTCGTCATACCAGAATTGACAACAAAAACAGTTCCACCTGAACCACCAGTACGACCACCTGAACCAGACACACCACCACCAGCTGGAACTGAACCGCTAGCGACAACAACACTTGTAAAACCAGTATCTGGTGATGTTGCTACATATGATAAACCACCAGAACCACCATTGTTTGTTGTTCCAGATAAACCGCCAATACCTCCTGAGCCGACTCTAACGTATAAAACATCTGGAACCATTATAGAAGGAATTACTAGTTTGGTAAATGATGTACTACCACCTCCACCGCCTCCACCTCTAGCAGTACCAGCGGTACCTGTTTGTCCAGCACCTCCACCGCCTCCACCACCTAACAAAAACAAACTAATCATTTTTGTATTTGCAGGTTTAGACCATATCTGCCATGTATTGGTGTCCCCTTGTGCATAAAATACTTGTGTATTTTCAGCGTTATTAGGTAAATTAAAAATATCTTGCATAAAAATCTTATATTGTTGTTATTATAACGAGTCCATTACCACCACGGCCTCCTGTTCCAGCGGGGTTTCCAGCACCTCCACCTCCACCGCCACATCCATAACCAGCGGCACCACCATTTCCACCAGTAGTACCACTTGATGCACCTCCACCAGCACCACCTGTAAAAAACATTGCTTGTTCTATTGAAACGTTCATTGACGGTTGAAAACCGTTCCAACCGCTCATACCATTTATTATAGGACCATTGGCAGCTGTTGTACCACCAGAAATCAAAGGTGAAACAGTACCAGCATTCACAGCAGCGCCATTTGCGGTTATGTTTGTAGCACTTGCACCACCACCACCAGCACCTTGAGTTATTATATTTGCAACTGTTACAGCACCTACGGCACCACCAGAGTTTGCACCTCCAGAAGAACCAGCAATACCAGCATTTATTTGTAAAGAACCCAAATAGCTCATATAACCATTAGCTTGGGTAAAAGATGTACCAACAGTACCACCAACAGCAGCTGATGTACCACCACCTGGCGCTGTATTTGAACTAGCTAAAACAATATTTGCAACCGTAGTATTTTGTGCAATACTAACGTATGAAATACCACCAGCACCACCACTACCTGAAGCAGCACCACCAGCACCACCAATACCGACTTGAATGAATAAAGTATCTGGTAATATATTGGCTGGAACCATAAGTTTTGTATATGGGCTAGCAGACCCACCGCCACCACCTGTCCTACCAACACCAGCGGCACCTGATAGGCCACCACCGCCACCACCGCCACCACCTAAACAAAAAATACTAACAAATCTTGCATTGGTTGGTTTAGACCAAACTTGCCATGTATTGGTGTCCCCTTGCGCATAGAATACCTTTATGTTTTCTTCGTTATTTGGTAGATTAAATATATCTTGCATTTTATTAGTTTAAAAACACGTTATTATTACCAATCCATCACCACCACGACCACCTACACCACCAGGGTTACCAGCACCACCGCCTCCACCACCGCAACCAAATCCACCATTTCCACCATTTCCACCTTGAGCACCACCACCGCTAGCACCACCAGCACCACCGCTAAAAAATATTTCGTTAGTTTGTGAACCATTATTAGTAATCGACCAATGATTATAACCGATACCACCGTCTATAGTGCTACCAGTTATACCCCCAGAAACTATCCCATATTGCCCACCTATATTAACGTTTCCACCGTTACCTAATACGGTATTATTTAATGCTGCACCACCACCACCAGCACCAGCACTAACTATATAAATTTGGGTTTGTGAAACTCCTGGAGCGCCAGTATTAGCACCACCAGCAGAACCAACCGCACTAGCTGTGGCATTGGTAAAACCTAAGTTACCAACAAATGCGTTTGCTGTATTATATACTGTCACAGCTGCACCACCGCCACCAGAACCAGCACCAGCATTACCACCTAAACTAAAAACAACGGCATTGTTGGTTGTAGTGTTAGGTTGTATAGAAACATAACTAGCACCACCAGCAGAACCATTACCACCACCAGCGGCACCGCCAGCACCACCAGTACCTACTTGAACATAAAGAATATCTGGGAGTGTTGATGCAACAAAAAGCCCGTTGGTGATTGATGTGCTACCACCACCACCAGCGCCTACTCTAGCAGTAGTAGCATTTGATGCACCACCACCACCGCCACCACCACCGCCCATGGTTAATATATGTACAAACTTTATGTTTTTAGGTTTGCTCCATATTACCCATAAACCATTTGTTGGTTTAAAAACTTGTATTTTTTCGTCATTATTAGGTAAACTAAATACGTCTTGCATAAAACATTAATATAATTTAATATTTACCACCAATAACTGTTATGTCCCAACCAGCAGCATTGGGTGCTGTACCTAAAGTAGCGTATAAGTTATAACCAGGCGGTAAAGGTATATTCAAAGGTAATTCATATGTTGCCAAAGCAGCTGTTTGAGAACCTGTAGTTGTTGGTAATGTAATTTCATCCCAAAGTGTTTGGTTTGTAGGTGTTGCTGTTGAACCGCCATTATTTATCCAAATTCTAGCCACTGTAGCTGAAGCATTGGTTCCTAGTGGTCTGAAACGAACCCTTTGAACATAACCACCACTAGTGGTATCAGCGCTAAAAATCAAATAACTTGTACCTGATATCATGTTATACGAAGTGTTAGCCGTATTTGCGGAATATGCCCACTGAATATCAGCAATTTTTGTGAAAATAGGTGTTGTATTTGCCATAATTGTTAATTAGTTTTTATGTTAAATATACTGAGTTGGCTATTGCAAACCCAGTTCCGTAGTTAAATGTTGATGTTATTGCACTTACATAAACAATTTCAACCGCACCAGTTGTTGAATCTCTAGATAAAAGTGTTTGACTATTATTCAAATCAACAGCTGGCTGAGTAGTAAGTGTTAATGTACTAGCACTTACATTAGAAGTAAAGATTGTATCACCAGTAACAGTACCACCATCAAATGTTCCACCGCCACCACCACCAGTTGATGATATGGTATAATTACCTAAACCATTGTTTGTTATGGTGATATTAGCACCTTGAGTTAAACCACTTACAGGAAGGTTTTGATACGTAGTAGCACTTATAGTGTTCGCATTTAAACCATTATTAAATATTGTCGCCCCAGTTACAGTACCACCACTAAATGCAATTGTATAAACACCATTTGATGGAGTAACTCTAATATTTTGACCGCCAAAAATATCTTTTACTGGTAAATTACTGTAAGTCGTTGCTGATATTGTGTTAGCACTTAATCCACCAGTAAATACAGTTGGACCTGTTATCGTACCACCTGTAAATGTTGAAGATGGTAAATTATAATACGTTGTTGCACTAATTGTATTTGCTGATAAACCAGCTGTGAATACAGTTGGACCAGTTATAGTACCACCAGTAAATGTACCTCCACCACCAGCAGAACCTATTACAACATAACCATCAGCGTCAATGCCCAAGTTATTTACGCTAGTACCACCACTCAAATATTTTATATTGAAATATGGTACATAAACCGTATTAGCAGCAGTACCAATTAAACCGCTACCCAATACAATTGTGTTTTGTGTACTAGCTGTAGAACCAGAACCATGCACAAAACTATATTCTCCGCTTGCTAAAGATTGATATCCACCAACATGGCTAGCTTTACCGTTGGCTGTATTACTAACACCTTCAACATGTACAAAATCATTTATTCCGCTATCAAGACTAACAACATATGATGGACTAGATAAAAATGTATATGGGTCAGCCATATCAATATTAGTATAATCCCCACCAATATCATAACTACTACTGTTAATTCTATTAGGCGTAAAATACCTTGTAACAGAACCTACAGATTCACCAACACTATCAATAAGTGCAATAAACACTCCACTAGTAAAAATACTTGTAACATCACCATTAACTCTTATTACTGCATTTCCATCAAAAAAAGTTATTGGGTATATGTATGATGCACCACCAATATTATTGTAACCTTCAACATGGCTACCAATACCTGTAATCAAATTGTTGGTGCCTTCAACGTGGTTGTAATCACTATATGATATTTGATTTGAACCTTCAATATGAGAACCTTCACCATTAACATAGTGATAAGAATCCTTGCTTAATCGAATACCTTCACCATGTGATGCTGTGCCTATAGCTGTTGTTTGATTTCCTTCAGCATGGCTATAATTACCTTGAGCTTGTGTCTCTTGATTTTCAGCATGACTTGCATTTCCACCAGCAACTGTAGTGCTACCTTCAGCATGTGAATAAAGCCCTAAAGCTTGTGTTGCAGTACCTTCACTATGTGATGATTGACCGCTAGCCAATGTATTAGAACCTTCAGCATGAGAATAATCAGCATTGGCTATGTTATAATAACCTTCAGCATGAGATGCTATACCAATAGCTGTTGTGTTTTGACCCTCAACATGACTATAGTTAGCACTTGCAGTTGTTGAATAACCTTCAGCATGTGATGCAACGCCATTAGCTGTTGAACTTTGACCTTCAGCATGTGAATAATTATTAGATGCAGTTGTTAAATAACCTTCAGAATGAGCATAATCGCCACTAGCTGTTGTGGCACGACCTTCAGCATGTGTTGCTGGACCGCTAGCTTTAGAGTCCCAACCTTCAGCAACCGAATAGTTTCCAGTCGCATCAACCAACGTGTTATTTTTAGCTTTTATTGAATAAATTCCAGTTGAACCTGATGTCCAATAAGGTGTGTTTAAATATGTTGTCGCACTAATACTGTTGCTCAATAAACCATTGGTAAAAGTTGTTGCTCCAGTTACTGTACCACCACTAAAAGCATAAATATTAATTCCACTAACTGTGAATGTACCACCTGTATTATTTGTAAATGTAACAGTGCTAGTGTTTGGATTAAACGTACCGCCAGTAACATAAACATCAGTAGCACCTGTGTATAACCCAGTTACACTAAATGTACCACCTGTATTATTTCTAAAGGTAGCAGTACCATTAGAGTAGGTACCGCCAGTAACGAATACGTCTGTAGTCCCTGTATAAAAACCATTTACCGTAAAAGTGCCACCTGTATTGTTGGTAAATATAGCTGAACCATTACTATAAGTACCTCCAGTTACACGTATATCTAAAGGTAAATTTTGATATGTGGTTGCACTAATTGTATTAGCAGTTAAACCATTTGTGAAATTAATAGAATTATTAATGGTACCACCACTAAAACCTATTGTTGTTACATTATTAGATGTTGTTGCCGAAATACCGTTATTCGCTGTTAACCCAGTCAATCCTTGAACCTGAGTATTGGTAATTGTAAGGTTATTATTAGTTATAGAAGTACTAATACCACTACCATTTGTCGCTCCAGTAATACCTTGTATTGCCAAACCAGTAACAGTAAATGTACCACCTGTATTGTTTCTGAATGTAGCCGTTCCATTTGAGTATGTTCCTCCAGTAACATAAACATCAGTAGCACCAGTATAAAATCCACTAACCGTAAACGTACCGCCAGTATTATTCGTAAATGTTGTTGTACCATTTGAATAAGTACCACCTGTAATACGAATATCTGTTGGTAAACCATAATAAGTAGTAGCTGATATTGTTGTAGCCGAAACCGAAGTAATCGATAAATTACCTTGTATTTTTTCAGCATTTATATTTTTAGTAGCCATATATTATAAATATTTTCTTTTTAATTTTAAGGTGTTAGTAATAATTTTGTATATCCACTAGGAATAGCTGATGTATTGCTACCACCGTAAGGGTTGGCAGATGCAACAGCAGTTAAAACACCAGTTGGTACCGTAAAGTTTCCAGTGTAAACACCTAAAGCTTTAACAACTCTAAAGTTGGTTATATAACCACCAAATTGTTCTGTTGCTAAACCACCTACTTTAGCACCTATTATAAAGTTTGAAGTTGTATCCGTTACGTTTGTACTATTTGCAACACCACCAACTGTAGAAACCAATGTTCCATCTTTATAAAAATATAGTTTGCTACTTATTTTAACCAAAGCAAAATGATGCCAAGCATTTGTGATTGTACCTTTGGTACCTAGATTTGTTGCACCTGGCCAGAAGAAGTAACTTCCCTCCAAACTCATACCCAAACTTGGTCCAGAACCATACCAAAATATTCTAGGAAAATTGTTTGCGTCTGTTTCATATTGGAACCATTCAACTGTAAAATCACCAGTACCCATAGCAAATCCAGCTTGGCCAGCAACACTCAAATACGATGTTGAAGAACCAGTCACTGAATAAGAGTTACCAGATAAAGGTCCGCTAAAAGGACTTTGCGCAACAATTGTCGCATTATTCAAGGTTGCAGTTGTAACCAAAGTTCCAGAAGGTCCAGAAGAACCTGAAACAATTGGGTAATCTAGCAATCGATTATTAAACGATAATATATTAGAATTAAATGTTAAAATCATTATCCTCTAATTAATCTTATAAATAAGTTATCAGCAACTGCCTCAAATAAGTAGTTTCCGTTATAATGTTTTTGACCTTGATAAGTACCAGTAATTGCTGTACCGATATAATTTCCATCAATATCCCAATTGGCTGTATTTTCAAGTAAGTTTGCAACTGTACCACCTGATGTTAAATAAGCTGAAATAATTTGTCTTGATGCACTAACCGTACCGCCAGAACTTACTTCCATCATTCTATCAGTAGTTCCTGTCAATGCAGTTGATGTAATCGCACCATTCAATGCTGTTGCACCAGTAACAGTAAGAGCACCATTTATAGTTAAACCACTCATAGTGTTTATCAAAGCTGTCAATGAAGACAAACCTTGGTTTCTA